TTGACTTTTTATCTTTAGATTTATCCAAAAAATCTATATAATTTTATATAAGAGCGGGAGTATTTCCCTGTTTCGATCTCCCGCTTTTACAAGGACAACGATATGTTGAACGAGATAAAAACAAAAATCGTCCTCGCTGTCCAACGACAACGAATGTACGATCCGGTATTGAAAGATACAGTTGACAAAGTTTTAGTGACTTTCAACGACGGGAATGTAAATGGCTATCTTGCTGAAGAGTGGGATAACATGTTGAGTCAGGTAGACTCTATGCTAGAGAAGGCTTTTATTATTGAGCCAAAAGCTACTCGACCGCAGCTAGACTAACTTTTACGCCTTGATCTTTCTCTTTTTTGCAAGCACAGTCTTCGCCACAAGGACACTCGCCCTTCGATATTTTATTTTGTAATGATGCTATATACAGATTTCTTAGCTCTGTCGGTAATAGTGATTCAATGTTTAGGTTATACTGTTTCATGCGAACCTCTAGTATATCAAAGTTCGTCAACAAATTTCTACAGAAAAATTAAAATAAATTACTTGACTTCTTTTTTGCTAACGATCCACTGACCAGGGATCACGGTCACCCGACCAACGTCGTTATCCATTTTATTAGACCCTATATCTGCAGCTAGCAAGAGATATTCTTTTGTTTCTTTGAGGACATATCCTACTGATAGAACCTCGGGTGGTGTCGTCTTTATTGCGTCTTTCAAACTATGCCACCCTGATTCCATTTCGTAGGCATCTAACCATCTAACCTCATACAGTTCACGCCTGGGATGAGTTTCAGGCTGTCGGTCATCTCGTTGCTTCGGTCGTTTTTTATCTGAGAGAACCATCCCTCAACCCCTCTGCAAATGTTATATGTTTTAAGTCCATGATGCGCAAATCCATCTAAAGCAGCTTGCTTTACAGACTCTAAAGATACATCATCTCCGACCATCATGCCACCATCCTTTACCTTGGGCCACCAATTAATGATGTCGTCTTTCACCGCTTCGTAGGTATGAGCTCCGTCTACAATGACTCCAAATACAGATTTATCATCAAAAGAATTAAGAATATTGGCGTTATCGGATTTGTTAACATTGACTATGCACCTTTCTGCTTCGATATGATCGTGTAAATTCCTGCAGAAATCGTCCCACAGGGGGTTTAAATTGACGTTGGCATGTTCCATACCCGAACCTTCGAAAGTATCTATCACATGGACCTTTACGTCGTGTTTTCCGCTAAGTTCTAGGGCATCACACAGAAACCTCGTGGATCTGCCTGCAAAACACCCTATTTCGACGATATCATCACCATCTTCGCAGTATTTTACCAAGTTCATCATGGCATCATGCATGTTAAACCAACCTGGTATGTCTAAATATTTATACATTGTCTTTCCTTTCGTTGAGTTCTATTGCGGATTCTAGCATGACTTCTTGCATATTGGTAAAGTAATTCTTACCCAACATCTTTCGTGCTAGCTCCCTTGCTCTTTTCCGTTTTGCCTCTTCTTTTTTATGACGTACAGAAAACCTTTGATCACTGTAGTCGTAGATTGGATTTTTAACTCCCATTGTTTTTACTCCTAAAGTTATATTTTCTTGGTGGCTTTAGACCATTCATGTTTTGACGAGCATAGACCTGTGCTATTCCTTTGCGTATCTGGTTCATAGCATGATCGTAGGCTCGTCGTTTCTCGTCGGTATCTCGAAGACCGTTATCTTTGTATTGATGTAGAAACATCTGTAAATAAAACAAAGACTTTTGATTCATCTCTAAAGGATAGAGTCTTCCGTTTCTACCGTATCTCATTTGCTTTTAATGGCTTTTTCTAACCTAATAAGCTTATCTTCTTTCTTTACCTCTTGTGATTGAGGGATGAACCACGGAACACGGATCCACCCATGCTCTTCTAATAGTCTTTTTGCTATGTGATCGAATTTATAGTTCATTTCTGTTTCTCCTTTTCTTCTTTAACGACTGTCCGTTCGATAAATTTAAGAGCAGGCATTACGATATGTTCGTGTTCAATGCCCATTCTTTCCGCCAAATCCACTAATGTATGAATGCTTATCGGATAAGGCAATCTTGCTACAAAGGAATCCTCTTTGATTTCTCTTTTAGGACGCTTCTTTTTGAACTCTAAGATTTTTTCCATTTGTCTATTATCATTTCTCCTGTTGAATCATCAAGATAAATAATCCAACCATTTATTTCTATATAACAGCTCTCTTCTGATCTTACGTCTATTTTCATCTTTCTCTCCTATTCTGCGGGACTAAACAATTCTGGGTAAGTAAATTGACTCTTCTCCTCTTCGTTATTAAAAACTACATTGACGTGGTGGTCTATATTCTTTTTGATGTAGTCTTGCATTGAGGATAAGATCCTCTCTTTACTACCGATAAAGGTGCAGGAATATTCCTTACCTTCATTTGTCTTAACGTTAATTGTTATGTCCATGCTTTCTATGGGAGAATATACAGGAATAGTGAACCATGGTCAATGGAAAAGTAAAATGTAAAGGAGGGAATCATTGTGATTGCGAAAGGATAAACAATCACGAACCACTGACCATGGAGAGAATAGTTTACTATAAGAGAACCATACACACAAAATAAAAATAAAAAAAAAAATAATCTCAAAATTCATTCTCTCCATTCTCTCACCCTATTTTATATAGTAAATTCAATAAGTTATTACAAATATTTCATTCTCTCAATGATTCTTCAAGAGAACAACTTATTCTCTTTAACCATAGACAGAGGCAAGGAAATCAAATGTTGTTTACTTTTTTAGTATTATTTGTATAGAATGTTCCTTATAAGGAGTTAACTATGAAATTAAGACAACCTGGAGATCCTGTTGTGCTAACCAAAGAATTAGCTGAAATGAGAGACGGGCTTACAGGGAAACAAGCCTCTTTTGCTGAACACTACGTTGCTCAAGAGAATAGAAAAACAGCAAGAGAATGTGCTATTTTAGCTGGCTATCCTGAGAAATCTGCTAGAGCTAAAGCTTCTCAACTTCAAAACCCTAAGTTATTTCCTAAAGTTCATGCTTACATAAGAGCACTACAAGAGGATTTATGGAACAAATATAAAATATCTCCTGCTACTCATATGAGAAGGCTACATGAATTAGGTTTGAGAGCCGAAAATCCTAGTGCAGATGATGTTGCTCAATATGATATGAAGCCTGATTTAAAAACTGCTTTAATGGCAGAAATTAGTAGAGGTAAAGCTGCTGGATTTTATGATAAGAAAGATAAGGTTAAGGATAAAACTATTGACAATCTGTCTTTGGAAGAGGTGACGGATCTGTTAGACAAGATGAGAAAGAACGTTATCATTGATCAAAGTCCCAGTGGTGTGGAGGAAAATGGATCTCAGGCAATACAAAGCGACGATCAGTCAGAACAAAGCGATCAACAAATTTCTTGAAGAAGGGTATTTTGTTTTTGTCAATACATGTGAGCAAGGGCCAATAGATATTGTTGTTGTCAATCCTAGTAATGGAAGATCTCATTTCTTTGATATCAAAACTTCCAACGGAAGTAGAATTATAAATGGCAAGTCGGTTGGCGGTGCGGGAAACAAACTCAAACCAAAACAAAAAGAGCTCGGTGTTCGACTCTGCCTTGTCGAAGGAGACGAAGTACGCATTGTTGAAAAAAGAGAAACAATCACAAAGAGGTTTAAAAAAAAGAATGTCCACCCCTTCCGTAAAGCGAGGAAGGGAATCAACTTTTTGGAAGAACGTTAAAGATATAACTCCAAACATTCATTGGACTAGAATTGAAACATACGGGACACCTGGACTTCCCGATCTTTTGGGCGTGTTCCTGCATGAGCCTAAGAATATTTCTTTTTGGTGTGAGCTGAAGATTGCAAAAGGTCATCAATTATTACTTTCACCTTTCCAAATATCTTGGAATGTAAAAAGGTTTTCATTGTGTCAAGACAATTTCATTATGGCTAAGATTCCTGAAACAAGAGAAGTGTGCTTGTGGTCGGGATCGCTTGTGCGTGAGCTTGTGACTAACTATAAAGAAGTCGAGCCATTGTTTAAGCTATCGCAACCTTACAAAGATTCACTTGAGCCTAGTATTAGAAAAGTTTTATCTAAGATTTAAAACTTGCTTCCCTTCCAAACATTAAATTGACCGATTATAAATATGAAAGCACTGTCCTTATCATTTTCAATTTTCTTATAATAAGTTTCTTTTATCCATTTAAATTTTGAATCGTTATGCACCAATTCATAAAATAAATCTAATTTATCTGCTTCATTCATTATTCTTCCTCGCTTTCCATTTGTTCATAGTCTAAATCAACTCCCCAACTTTCTGCTAAGTCTTTGAATACTTCGT